CTTTTAATCCATAACCCATAATATTTCCTTTTTGCAAAAAGAACTAGAAAAGCCTAGTTTCGTTATTTTCGTCTATTTTACTACTATGTCAAGTCTATTTATGCGGCTTGACTGCTTGTTTTTTAAATGAAACTGCTATTCCGGCATCAGGGTCGTGATAACCGTTATAGCCAGCTTCTTTAATCATTCTTTCAAATTGATTGGCTTTAGTCAATTTATCTAAATTGCCATATTGGTCACGATTGAAATTATCAGATACTTTTACCAAATTATCAGGGTCGGCAGAAATATCATAAGAATTTTTTAAAGCGGCTTTATGTTGGTATGGCCCTAATCCCGGCTCTTTCATGGATGGGTCTAAATAAAAATAAGTACGGTCTTTTGTGGCGCCTTTATAGCCAAGTCTTTTGGCTTCTTGACCTCTAATACCAGTACCGTATTTAGAAGGTTCAGTTTCTAATAAAACCGGTTCTTTTGACCAATGATACCCAATAATTTCTTGGCCATTTTTAGGAACAATATGTTCTTTTAAATAATTAGGAACTTTGCCTTCATAATCAAGTTTAAGCATATCAGGCGGCAAAGCTAAACCTTTTTGTTCTGCATATTGCCATTTGGAACCTAAATCACGTAAAGCCGCATCATGTCCTTCAGTTGGTTCGCCGGCACGTTCAGCGGTTTTTTTATCACGCCTTAAAGCTTGCATATCAGCTTCTAAATGAGCATTTTTACCGCCATAATTCACAAAACTGTTTTGACCCCTGGTTTCTGAAGCGGCCGCAATTTTAGCCAATGGACTGTACATTTGACTATGGGCGGCATAAGCCATTTCTTCGCCTTTACGGCCAAACTGACCGCCAGTAGTGCCATGACCAAAATAATCATGTACTGCCCTAAACTTTTCGTTGTCATTTAATCCGTAATGCGGGTCTAAACGGTTTAAATATGGGTGTTCATCACCACCCCTAAATGTATATAAATGGTCGTTTAACAATGAATCACGCAACATTTCTGCTGAATTTTCATAGTTGGCATGACCTGGATGAAAAGACATATTTACGCCATTTTTAACCATTGCATCAAATTGTTGGGCGGTTTCTTTTGTTAATGCCGCATACGATTTTTCAACTAAATCGTCATAACTTTTAATCTTATGTTCTTTGATTAATTCAGGGTGTTTTTCTTTGTAATCATCAAAAATTAATTGTTTAAGCTTGGGGTTTACATTTTTTTCGGTTAATGTTTCGTATGCTCTTGCAATTGGATGTTGTTTTTCTATTGATGAACCAGGTAAATCTTTGATTTTGCTTGCATCAAATTCAGGGTTAAATTGTTTAGCAATAACAATAGATTTGTTTAATTGTGGGTCAGCAATTATCCTTGATACGGCTTCATTGGATTCCGCAATTGCGTCTTTACCAAGTCGTCTGTTTCCGATGCCGTGTCCTTCAATAACTCCACGAATTGTTCCGGGGTTCTCTGTGGAAGATTGTATTTCGCCAAAATTTCGTTGTGATGCTCCAACCCGTCTAAAGTTTCCTTCATCTGTAAATCCTTTCGCTATATTTGATTCAATTTGACCGCCTTTTGCAATTTTTGTAGCGCCGGCTAAAGGTGCTATTACATTTGTTGCAACGTCAAATGTTGGCTCAAAACGGCCTGTTTTAAATATTTCTGCACGATTTCCACCAGTTTTCACTACATCGGATGGATTTCTTATTGGATAATCGCCCTGGCCCCATCGCTGAACTTCTTCCGGAGCCTGGCCTAATAAAAAGTCGCCTAATTGGGTTCCACCAATTAATGGAACTTGGTCTTTTACGTAATATTGATTGGCATATGTTTTAGCGGCATTGAGCAATTCCCCAATTTTTGCAACATTGGGATTGACGGTTGGTATTGGGCCTACCGTGTTTAGTTCATAATCATCAGCCATAACTAATTTTAAATAATTTCCAATAATACATCAACGCCGCCACCCTTGCGAATTTCACCGCGATTAATCATAAGTACGTCAATCTGTCCGTCATTGTCATAAACGCCGGCATCTTCTAAACCGTCTAAAACGGCTTTTAAACGATTATCTAGGTCTGTGACTACCTTTGAACGTGGATATAACCATAACGTCACTTCAAGCCGTTTATCGCCAAATTTGGGTATGTTTTGAGCAACAACACATTCTGCTACTGCGGTTTTAAATTCGCGCCCAGCTTTACTTAAAACTGTATTGCCCCTAAAGTTCCGCCAATATGTATTGACCGATGGTGGATAAGGCAGTTTAATGGTTGTCATTTACAAGTATTTGATTATTAATAAAGTTTTGTTAGTATTGCACAAACTTCTTAAAAAGGTAAGTCATGGCAAACCCAGGGTTGAATAAACAACAAATGCAAGAAGCCGTCAATGCTTATGCTAAAACGGGCAATAAAGTAGAAGCGGCCAAATTAATTGGCATCAATGCAAATACTTATCATAGCCGGTACAAGTCTGCTATGAGTGCCGGAATTAAGCCAACAATTGAATCAATTAGCAAAGATAAAACGGCTTTGTTTGAAGCTTTAGATAAGATTAGGCAATTAGAATCTAGCATCAACGCACAAGAAGAAAATAAGTTGACTGCGGAATACATTAAAAATGTCATTTTAAAAATGTCAAAGGCAAAGGTGTCTGTCCCTAACTGGATGACAAAAACGCCTAAAAAGAAAGCAGTTGCCGGTGTTCCTACTCTTTTTGCTTCAGATTGGCATTGGGGTGAAGTTGTTGACCCAAATCAAATTAATAATGTAAATGAATTTAATGTGGCTATTGCCCAGGACCGCGCCCGTGTCATGATTGAAAAAACCATTGATTTGCTTAAAAATCATGTGGCCCATTCAGATTACCCTGGCATTGTGTTTGTGCTGGGTGGCGACATGGTATCAGGCGATATTCATGAAGAATTAATGGCTACAAACTCCATGGAAATTATGCCAACCGTTATAGATTTGTTTGGTGTATTGACTTGGTGTATTGAAACTTTGGCTAATGAGTTTGGAAATGTCTTTATTCCGTGCGTAAGTGGTAATCATGGGCGCAATACGCACAAAATCAGGGCAAAGGGCCGTAATTTCACTTCGTTTGATTGGTTATTGTATCAATTCCTATCCAAACGATTTGAGAAAGATAACCGTGTTCAATTTCATATACCCGATGGCCCTGATGCCTATTATTCAATCTACGGACACAAGTATTTACTTACACATGGCGACCAATTTCGTGGGGGTGACGGTGTTATTGGCGCTTTAGGTCCAATCATTCGTGGCGACCATCGTAAACGGTCTAGGAACGCCCAAATTGACATGGAATATGACACCATGTTGTTGGGCCATTGGCACCAGCTTATTCAGCTAGAACGTTTAATTGTTAACGGTAGCCTTAAAGGCTACGATGAGTACGCTTATAGCAACAACTTTGGATTTGAACCACCACGTCAAGCTTTATGGCTTACTCATCCTGAACATGGTTTGACATTTAGTATGCCGGTATATGTTGAAAGAAAACAAAAGCAACATAACAAAGATTGGATTACCTGGAAATGAAACTTACGCCTGAAGTGATACGTCATGCTTATGCAAGTTTAAGTACCTTGTACCCATTTACTAAATGGAAAATGCCGTTACCTGAAGAAGTAGAGTTTTTAATTGTGCCCGATACGGAAACAATGGGAACGTACCAGCTAGATACAGGCGGCGATTACGAACATACCATTACTATTAGTTCAGCCCGTTGTGGTCACTATTACACAATGCTTACTACGCTATCGCATGAAATGGTTCACATGAGTTTTCACCGGCAAAAAGGTGACAAATGGTTACATCATTCCAAGCAATTTCGTACCCGTTGCAAAATGGTAGCTTTTGAAATGGGATTTGATGGGCTGGAATTGTAAAGTTATCACTATACGATTGTAAAGTTATTTGGCCATTAAATAAGCCCCATAATTCGCAAAAGCATATCCAGCGTACATATAAGCCAATCCAGTATTTCCTTTAGCAAACTGTTCAATACAGATATAAGCATAAATAAGCCCTGTAACAATTATTAAATTAGAACTCATTTAGCAATTCCTTGGTTTGTACCAAAAGTTCTTCTTCTGTAATTTGGTGTTGTTTTTCCCAAAATTTGCGGCCGACTCCGTGAATACCGGCACTTGTTCCTCTATGGTGAAAGGGACAGAGCGGAATAATAGGCGAGCGGCTTCTAACGCCAGTTCGTCTAATGTGATGGAGTTCTGCTGGCGTTCCTTCGTTGCCTTGATGCCTACATAATGAGCATCCCAATTCAGCAATTTTTCTGTAACGTTCTTTTTCATTTTTTGTTGTCATGTTTTTGAATACTTGTAAACAAGTCATTCCAATTGTAAATTTTGTGAATCAAATCTTCGTTTTGTATCTCATAAGTATCAGCTTTTAATTCAAATGACGTATTGTTATTACGTTCCCTTATGGTACCTTTTGGGTAATGTTTTGCATAAAACAAAAAAGTTGCTTTTGGCAACCATCCGCAGATAGTGAATTTATTGTTTGTGGTGTTTAAACTAGCAAATACATATCCATCTACATTAAATTTAATTTGTGATGCAATTAAGTTATTAACGTAATCTAATTTTGGCGTAACAGTCCGGCCCATGGTTTTAATGTCAATCTTTTTGCGGCCAATTACAAAATCTACGCCGCCATCATGTGTTGTGGATGGTTGCATAAATGGTTGACCTAAAGCATAAGCCATCATATTTTGACCAATAACACCAACTAATTGCTGGTCTTTTGTGCCATTGGAGTTATCAGGCCTATGTCCCAAATTGTTATGTTCTACAAATTCTTTGCTTGCATCAATAACTTCTTGGGGAACTTGTACGCTAAACGCCACTATTTACCCAATGATTACGTAATTGTTTAATGCTGGCAATTTCTAATTTAATACTTTCGTCAGCTATTTCATGCGCTATTTTTGTTGCTAATTCTGCTTTGCCTTTAAGTTGTGCATTGTGATATTTTTTAATTAATTTTTGTATGTTTAAGTAAGGTTCGCAGTAATCGTTCATTTGGTTGTTCCGCCGTACACTTGTTGTTCTAAAAATCTAAT